TCATTAAATCATCATCCAACTTAATTTTATTGGTATGATTTTCATTTTTTTGAACTTTAATTTCATCAATAGGTATCATTATGGGAACTTCAGTTGTTCCATCATCAGGGGAAGTAATCTTAACTTCAATATCTTCTCCAACCGACTTTCCTCGGATATTAAGGAATAGATACTCAATATCAAAAGTAGGAAGAGCATCAACTTTGATTCCCTTTGTTTGAATACAAGATTTTATAACATTCTTGATAGCAGTCGTTATTTCTTTTGTATTTTCACTTTCTAAAGCTAAAACTAATAATTTCTCTTCTTTAACTAAAAAAGGTCTATATTCTATACTTTGTCCAGTTGAAGGTAATTCCAACTCATAAGTCGGTGTGGCAATTTTTGGTAAAGGCATAATATCCTATAGAAATTTCAGTGTATTTTATTTAGCAGGTTTATTTGCAGTTTAATTAACCAATCGTTGTCTCCCTAAATTCCCCATCCTGTATATCATAATCTGATTCAAATAAATCAGCATTATCATATGAATTTACAATTCCATCAGCATTACTAGTCTCCACCAAATAACGAGAGAAATTAAAATTAACTGTACACTTTAATAATGTAGATTGCTCATAAGTGACAGGCATGGAATCAATACTAATAGGATAAGCTTTGAGAAACTGATATGTCAATGATCGCTTATAATTTTTTTCAAATTTTTTGATATAAAAGGAAGATTGATATGTCTGAGGAAATTTAACTCTATAAAAATAATTATTAGACTCATCATTCTGTTCATTAACAATAGATCCAATCCATGTTTCAAAGGTCTTAATTATTTTATACTCATGATCCACATAAAAGGTGAAAGAAGAGGTATCATTATATTGTCTTCTATATGCATGTCTCTCAGTTATTCCTGTAAAATCATTACTCATTTGATGAGTCGCCAAAGAAGTTGATGGTAATGAAGCTTCTGCACAAGATAAAGAAATGAATTCATTAAATCCACCTAATCCAGTTATCTCAGGGACAGTGAACCAACATTGAAAATGCGACGTAAGGGCAGGAGTTAAAATAGATGCTTTTAAATCTGATACTACCTTCTTCTGGGGTGTTGGAACTTCGGCCATATTCCTATAAATACTACTACTGATATAGTATGTATAATGGGAGAAAGTAAAAAGAGTTTCTTTAAACCCTCTTTTCCCAGAAAATACAAGGGAAATCCAAATAATATTATATGTCGTAGTACTTGGGAAACTAAATTCTGCAACTATTGTGATTTGAACGAGAATATTCTTGAGTGGGCAAGTGAAGAATTCTATATTAAATATGTCTCTCCTGTTGATAATCGGACTCATCGTT